CCATGGGACGATTGCGAACACACCGACGCCGCAGCCGCCGCTGCAATGCGCGAAATGCTGCAATGAACTACACAACACCCCTACGCGACCCGGAAAGCGCGCACAAAGCATTCACAGCCGCGTGGGGCCACGCCAAGCCGCTATTGCTGGACGGCAAGCAATTGATCATGGAGATCAAGCCCGCGACCCGCAGCAGCTTGCAAAACCGCTATCTACACGCCATGCTGGGCGACATCTCAAAGCAAATCGAGTGGGCCGGTGCAAAGCGCGATCCTGAGACGTGGAAAAGATTACTGATAGCCGCGTGGTGCCGCGCCAGGAACGAACATGTAGAGATGCTGCCAGCTCTGGACGGCCATGGCGTCGATCTTGTCTTTCGCCGATCCAGCCAACTGACGCGCGCAGAATGTGCAGAGCTGTGCGACTTTATCGCGGCATGGTGCGCACACAACGGGGTGACGTTGCGAGATGCGAGGGAGTGGGTTGATCCTGAGACAGGGGAAGTGCTAAAATAGCGCCATCACTGGGGAGTGATGTAATCGAGTAAGCCCTAGAGGGCAGTCTGCACGTATTCGACGTGTCTCCCCACGGGCAACGCCCGAGACTGTCCCCTAGGGCTTTTTTATGGCTGGGGAGCCAAATCATGCAAATCGTAAAACTGAACCAACCCGCGACCGGGACCGAAGCCCGCGTGTGCGACCTAATCGCAGCCCGCCAGCGGCTCGGAACCGCGAAGTACGGAACCACAGTGGCAGCCAATCCCCTGACGCACCGGGAATGGCTTCAGCATGCGCTAGAGGAGGCGCTCGACTTGTCGATTTATTTACAGCGCACGATCGAAGAGCTCGACGCCATGCGGGATGACCTGAAATGACGCAATCCGAAAAACTGCTACTCGTCATGCAGCAGGACGGCGGAAAACTGAGCGTCAAAGCTCTGGCGTCAATGATGGGGCTTGCTGAAAAGCGCATCCATGAGATTCTCTCGCGACTACGCATCAAGGGCTACATCAAGGCCGACGAATACCGCTCAGGCCGTGGATCACCGAAGCAATACTGGCTTACCGCAAAGGGAAAAGCGGCAGAGGTGAAGATTGCAATGTGCGAAGAAGCGCCAGACGATGGCCAGCCATCCGGGCCAAATGTGCCGATTGTGGAAGCAGCAATGAGCAAGATCAAAGACCAGGCGGGCAACCCGTTCGCGTGGCTGATGGCGTAAAAAATGTAAAATATTTTCAGGAAATGCGTGCTTTTTCTTTTGTTTGCGCATATAATAAACACATGCACCAAACAAACTAAGTGCAGCGCCCCGGCGGATTCCGGGAAAGCAAACAGGAGCAGATCATGAGCATCGTGAAAACATTCAAAGGCAAAACGGCTGGCGGAATACTGAAGACCGCAAAGGTCTGCGAAATGCGCGCAGGAAACTATGAAGTGGTGGTAAGTCATCCGCACGAATGCATCGCCATGATTGGCGCGCGCAAGGATGGTTTCGGCGGAAGCGTATATGACGTGCTGGTACTGTCAGACGTGAATGGGGTTGTGGCGCGCATGGAAATGTCAGATAAAGCGCTTGCCCGCATGGAGTCGCTCAAAGATGAATGTGACGCTATGTATGACGCAGCGGGGCGCAAATGACCACCGAATCAAAACAACAGGAGCAGATCATGTACACAGCACAAAAAGCCTCAACAAACGGAGTTGAAAGCGTTGTTCGTTGCGCCTCATTGGCCCAACTGCGGGATTGGTGCATAGTGAATGGTCACGTTATCGTGACTGGTTACGCAGCGGAAAAAGCAATGCGCAGCGGCGCATGTGTCCGGATGATTCGCCAAGACGGCAGGGTGATGTTTTGACCATGACCACCAAAGCAAAACCCAGCAAAGGCGGCCGCCCGCAAGAGATGGCGGGTGGCCGCAGGGTCAACACCTACTTGGACGCCGCAAGCGTTGCACTAGCTGTAAAGCTGGGCAATGGCAACGTTAGTGAAGGCATCCGAATCGCGGTAAAGATGGCCGCAATGCATGATGATTCAGGAAAAATAGCTGAAAACGTGCAAAATAGCGAACAGTTCAGCAAAGAGTTCAATAAACCGGCTGCGGACAAGTACAACGCAACCCGTACAGCGGCCCAAAGTCGCAACCCGAAACGAAAGGCATAAACGATCATGGGACGACGTTCCCCCCTCACAGACGCGCAGTGGAAGAAGATCCATTCAAGGATTCTCAAGGGAGAAGCCGCGTCCGATCTTGCGCGCGAATACGGCGTCAGTCGTTCAGCAATTTCCATGCGCTTTTCGGAGCGAACGAAGCGCGTAAAAGCTGCTGCCGTGGCCGTTATTGAGGCGGAAAACGTCTTTCATAAGTTAAATTTTGCTGAACAACGTCAAGCAAAGAACTTAATAGCTGAACTGCAAGCTATCGGGCATCACATGGCAAGCGCTGGAAGGCTCAACGCTGCGACCGCTCACCGGCTGGCAGGCATCGCAAATGCGCAGGTATCCAAGATTGATGACGTCAACCCGATGGAGTCGCAGGAAGTGCTGCAAGGCATCTCAGCTCTGACGAAAATGAGCAACGACGCATCAGTGATTGGACTGAGTCTGCTCAACGCGAACAAGAACGCGATGGACAAAGCAAGTGATGATGCCGACCCGGTGGCGCCTGTTGCTGTGACGATTGAGCGAAAGAACGCAAGGCGGGCGAGTGCCGTCGCTAAATGAGCCGCAGTGTGACTTTCTTGAGCTGCCGCATAAGTACCGGGCTTATGTGGCAGGATACGGGTCTGGGAAATCGTGGGTAGGCTCTGCCGCCCTCTGCATCCATTCGCTGCAATTCCCCGGCGTAGATGCTGGCTACTTCGCGCCGACATACGCGCAAATCCGGGACATTTTCTACCCGACAATCGAAGCCGTCGCTGAAGACTTCGGGCTGACCGCTGAAGTGCTGACAGCCGCGAAAGAGGTGCGCATCTTCCGCAACAACCGGCTGCGGAACACGATTATTTGCCGGTCAATGGACCAGCCAGCGGGCATCGTAGGCTTCAAGATCGGGCATGCGATGGTGGACGAACTGGATGTTATGCCGCTGGAAAAAGCCCGTACAGCATGGCGCAAGATCATCGCCCGTATGCGTTACAACGTGCCAGGCTTGCGCAACGGCATCGACGTAACCACGACGCCCGAAGGTTTCAAATTCGTCTATCAGCAATGGGTCGCCGCCGTCCGAGACAATCCAGAGCTGGGCAAGATGTACGGCATGGTGCAGGCCAGCACCTACGACAATGAGGCGAATCTGCCAGAGGACTACATCGAATCACTGCGCCAGAGCTATCCGCCGCAATTGATTGACGCCTACCTAAACGGCAAGTTCGTAAACCTCACGTCAGGCGCGGTATATCCCAACTTTGACCGACGGTTGAATCACGCCGACGCGACAGCCGCACCGGGCGAAGCGCTGCACGTCGGGCTTGATTTCAACGTGCTGAACATGACCGCCGTTATCAGCGTCATCCGTGATGGCTGGCCCGTCACAGTCGCAGAACTGACGAAAGTAAGGGATACGCCAGAGATGGCGAAGCTGTTGAATGAGCGGTACGTGTCAGCAGGCCACGCCGTGACCGTCTACCCTGACGCCAGCGGGCAGAACACCAGCTCGAAGAACGCGAGTGAATCGGATTTATCCATCCTCAAGCAAAACGGGCTGCGAATCTCGGTCAACGGGACAAACCCGGCAGTACGCGACCGGGTGAACGCCGTCAATGCGCTGATACTGAACGCAGACGGCGAGCGACGGTGGAAAATCAACACTGACGCATGCCCGGTGACCACCGAAGCAATCGAGCAACAAGCCTACGACCGCAACGGCTCGCCGGACAAATCAACAGGCCACGACCACCCGCCTGACGCGGTAGGCTACTTCCTGCAAAAACGCTATCCGATAAAAAGCCGGTACACTCTGCACAACGTGGGGTAACATCCGGCCATATGCGCGCATTCCGTACAATTTCCGACAAGCTCGTCAACCTAGTGGCGGGCTTGGGTACGTCCAGAGACAAAGGCGCAGCAAGCACCTACGCCGCGCCGGTCATTGACGATGCCCAATTGGTCAACGCCTACCGGGGCGCATGGCTGCCGCGCAAGATCGTTGATATTCCCGCGCAGGACTCAACCCGCAAGTGGCGCGAGTGGTACGCCGGGGCCAAGGAAATCGAGATTCTCGAAGCTGAAGAAAACCGGCTCGGACTACGCGCCAAAGTGCGCGAAGCAATCACGAAGGCGCGTTTGTTCGGTGGCGCGGCCATCTTCATCGGTACGGGCGATGCCGACCCGTCCAAGCCGCTGGCCCTTGACCGCATCCGCAAGGGTGGCGTCAAGTATCTGGCTGTTATGTCCCGCCTTGAACTGCAAGCCGGCGACATTGAAAACGACGTACTGTCGCCGGGCTACGGCAAGCCGAAGCACTACCGAGCCGGGAATGTCGCCAATATCCACCCGTCCCGCCTCGCCATCTTCATCGGCGCGCCATTGCCGGATGTGACGTTTTCCGGAGTCATGCACGGATGGGGCGACTCAGTGCTAACTGCGATGCTTGACGCGATCCAGCAGTCTGACAACACCATGGCCAATATGGCAAGCCTGGTGTTTGAGTCCAAGGTGGATATTTTCCGCCTTCCCGACTTCATGGATCAGGTCAACAGCCCGGCCTACCGCAACACCGTACTAGAGCGCTTATCGCTTGCCGCAGTTGGCAAGGGCGTCAATGGCGTGCTCCTGATGGACAAGGAAGAGGAGTACGAAAGCAAGTCCGCGAGCTTTGGCGGATTGCCTGACGTTGCTGACAGATTCCTCCAAGCCGTGGCCGGTGCTGCCGACATTCCCGCGACTCGCCTGCTCGGACAAGCGCCGCAGGGCATGAGCAGCACGGGCGAGGGCGACCTCAAAAACTACTATGACCGCGTGCAATCAATGCAGACGCTGGACATTGGGCCAGCCCTTGCCACGCTGGATGAGGCATTGATTCGTTCAGCAACTGGCGCGCGTGACCCGTCTATCTATTACGAGTGGGCCAGCCTCTGGCAGACGACACCGAAGGAAAACGCAGACATTGGCAAGGTTGTCGCCGATACGCTCAAGGTGCTGGCTGATACGTCGCTGTTGCCGTCTGACGTGTTGAGCAAGGCCGCAGAGACGACGCTGATTGAACGCGGCGTTTTGCCGGGGCTGGAATCGGCTTTGGCAGAGTATGGAATGGAGTCTGATGATGGCAACGATCAAGATCAATGACCGACTGACAACCGGCGCAGTACGTCGCACGGCTGACGGCTATCTGGTGGCCGATGCGCGCGTGGCACGGATTGGCATTCAGGAATATCTTGGTTCCGAGCTTGGACGCAGTGAACCAATCATCAAGGTATACCGCCCAGAATCCGCAGTGTTCGACGCGGCCGCGATGGCCAGCTATGCTTACCGGCCAATGACAAACGACCACCAAGGGACGATTACAGCCGACAACTGGCGCAACCATGCCATTGGTCAAACGGGCGGCGAAGTGGTGCGCGATGGCGAATTTGTGCGGGTCCCATTGGTCATGATGGACGGCGCGGCAATCGCTGATTTTGAAGCCGGGAAGCATGAGCTTTCGATGGGTTATGACGCTGCAATTGAGTTCACGGATGGGGTAACGCCTGACGGGTTAAAATATGACGCCATCGTCACATCAATGAAGATGAACCACCTTGCACTGGTTGACCGTGCAAGGGGTGGCGACAAGTTACGCATCGGGGATATTTCGCCCGGCCTTGATGCGAGTGGTAGTGGGCAACAACTCAACGGAGGCCATCACATGGCGGACAATTTGAAGAAAGTTGTGGTAGATGGCCTGACCATTGACACCACCGAGCAAGGCGCTCAGGCGCTGGAAAAGCTGCAAAAGCAAGTCGCTGACGGTGCCGCCTCTGTGCAAGCACTGAAAGACTCGCACGCTGCAGCATTCGCGAAACTGGAAGCTGAACGTGATGCACTGAAATCAAAAGTGCTGACCGATGCCGACATTGACGCCCGCGTGCAAGCCCGTGCCGACTTGATCAACACGGCCCGCGCGATCCACGATGCCGACTACAAAGGCAAGTCTGACGCCGATATCCGCAAAGCCGCAGTCGTTGCCAAGCTGGGTGACGCTGCCATTGCTGGCAAGTCTGACGCCTACGTCGCCGCACGCTTCGACATCCTCGCTGAAGACGCCGCAAAGACTGCCGACCCGGTGCGCGCTGCACTGCTGGACGGCACGCGCCAAGACCCGCAGGACAACGGCCAAACCGCGTATGAGAAGCGCCTGGCTGACGCCTGGAAAACCACCACGAAGTAAGGAGCTACGAACATGGCAATCCAAACCACCTACAGCGAAAACATTCGCACCGGCGTCGCGGGTCACATCCCCGACATGACGCAAGCTGACATCATCAGCCGCACCGTCGAAGCATCCGCTGGCCTCGGCTTCGGCATTGGCGTTGTTCAAGGTACGCTTGACAAGGCCGTTCGCGCAATCGCATCTTCGGGTGACGTTGCCGCCGACTTTGTGGGCGTGACCGTGCTGGATCGCAGCGTTGCCGCTGGTACCGACAAATACGCGCAATACGACAGCGCCGCGATTCTGAAGAAGGGTCCGATCCTTGTCGTGGCATCCGTCGCAGTCGTGGCCGGTGACGCCGTAGCCCTGACCGCTGCCGGTGCGTGGGCGAAAGTCGCGGGCACTGACGGTATCGTGGTTCCCAACGCACGCTGGGACACCTCGGCTGGCATCGGCGAAATCGCTCAAATCTTCATCAAGTAAAAGGGAGCCAAGAACATGACTTTCAAACTCATGGACGCACAGGCCGCGCTCGGCTTCGTCATCTCGCAGACTTCGCACATTGAGCGCGAAGTCAACAACATCGTCTATCCGGACATTCAATACCCGACGCTGGTGCCGGTCGATACGTCTGCACCGGAATGGGTCAAGACCGTTACCTACTTCAGCGCCGACAAGTACGGCAAGGCTGACTGGATCAACGGCAATGGTGACGACATGCCCCGCGCCGGTACCGAGATGGCGAAGCATGAATCGTCGGTCTACACCGCTGGTATCGGCTACGGCTACGGCTTGGAAGAAATCTCGCAGGCGCAGATGCTGGGCATCAACCTTGCATCCGCCGACGCTGAAGCTGCCCGCCGCGCTTACGAGGAAATGGTTGAGCGCGTTGCCTTGTTCGGTGACACCAGCAAGGGCCTGAAAGGCTTGGTCAACAACTCCACCGTGACGGCAACCGCTGCCACTACCGGAACGTGGACCAGCGCAACCGCTGCGCAGATTCTGGCGGACATCAACGGCGCGTTGATCGGCCAGTTCACCGACACGCTGTTCACGTCGATTGCAGACACGCTGCTGCTGCCTTATGAGCGTTATTTGCTGCTGGCTACCACGATGGTTTCCAGCACCAGCGACCTGTCGATCCTGAACTGGCTGCTGGCGAACAACGCTTACACCGCGCAAACTGGCCGTCCCCTGACTGTGCGTGGCATCCGTGGCCTGTCTACGATGGGGACCGGCTCGACCGCCCGCATGGTGGCCTACCGCCGCGACCCGATGGTTTTGAAGCTGCACATCCCCATGCCGCATCGCTTCCTTCCGGCCTACCAGTCTGGCCCGCTGCGCGTTGACATCCCCGGCGTGTTCCGTATCGGTGGTGTGGACATCCGTCGCCCGAAGGAAGTCAGCTACACGGACGAAATCTAACCATGACGGCGGTAACCAACAACGGGCAGATTTCCATCGGCTTTCCCGGTGGCGAACTGCTCGAGCCCGGTCAAACCGCCAACGTGGCAGATTGGGAGAATCAATCAAGGCGGGTTATGTACCGCGCATTGATTGATTCCGGGGTGTTGACAGCGCAGACTCCAGAGGTGCCGCCGCCCAAGGCAGCAACCAGAAAGCGCAAATAGGCGCAAAATAGCGGGCCGGTAGAAATGCTGGCCCGCTTTATTTTTGAGGTGACAAATGGCTGATTATTACGGTAGCGTTGCCGGTGCTGACGCGTATCACACAGCGCGCGGCAATGGTGCATGGGCTGGCCTGACCGCTGCGAAACTGTCTGCGATTGTCCGGGCAAGCGCCTACGTTGACAGCCTTGCACAGCACACGCGCAAGAGTGGCAGCATCGGGACGCTGTTTCCGGGAACAAAGACGGGCGGACGCGCCCAAACACTCGCATGGCCGCGCACTGGAGCCGTGGACATGGACGGAACCGAGATTGATGCGGACAGCGTGCCGAATGAAGTGCTGAACGCGACCTATGAGGCAGCATTACGCGAAGTGGTGGAGCCTGGCAGCCTGAGCCCTGATTACGTGCCATCAGCGCAAGTCAAGCGCGAGAAAGTGGACGTGCTGGAGGTGGAATACTTCGCAGCCGACCCTCGCCCTGTCGTGGTCATCATCAAGGAGCTATTGGGGCCGGTCATGTCTGGCGGATACGGTGACATTACTGGTATCACGGTGGTATGACCGAAGCCGAATACCTGCGCGCGCTTGATGAGATTGAGCGCAAGATTGCACAGGCGTACCTACAGCAGGCGTCAAGCCTTACCGCGCGCGCGAGTCTGGCAGACATCATTTCATTGATCAACGCTGGTGACATGATCAAAACCGCGCAGTATTTCGAGCATGCGACTTATGGGGCGATGTTTGAGGAAATCCGCGCCGCTTTCATCGCGGGTGGCCAGAGCTTGCAAGGTGAATTACCGCGCAGACTGACATCAGACTTTGACGTGAGCCGACCGCAGGCCGCGTCGTGGCTATCTGAAAACACGCGCACCACATTGACAGCCATCAGGGTTGAGCAAGCCAATGCGATTCAGGCGACCGTATCGGCTGGAGGCATCGAAGGGCGACAGCCTGAAGCTATCGCGCGCAACATCCTCGGCATGAAGCGCGCCGATGAACCAGGCGGCGTGGTTGGACTTGGCAGGCAGGACGCGCAGTGGTTGCAGAACGCACGCGAGCAACTGTTGACGGGCGATAAACGATACTTTGACCGCAAGCTCAGCGACAAGCGACTGGACGGCATTGCCCAGCGCGCCATCGATGCGGGCAAACCTGTCGCACAGTCTGACATTGACCGGATGACACAGAAGTATGCGCACAACCTCCTGAAGATGCGAGCCGAAACCGTGGCCAGCATCCAAAGCGTGAGCGCCTACAACGCTGGGCGCAATGCCATGTATCAGCAAATGATTGACGACGGCATCAACCCGGCATTGATCACGAAACGGTGGAAAACACGGGCAGATGAGCGTGTACGGGTATCGCACCGAGAAATGAATGGGCAACTGGTTCCGGGTGGTTCGCCATTCGTCACACCTAGCGGAATCAGGATGATGAATCCGGGCGACACCAGCATGGGGGCCGGGCCGGATGAAGTCGCCCGGTGCCGATGCCGCGCAATCTACAAAGTCATTGGAGAGGATTGAGCATGGCTGACATTTATGACCGCGCAAGAGCAACGGCCATTCGAATGCTTGCACCACGACCAGCCGGGAAGGGGTTAGAGATGACACTGCGCGCCAGAGCATCCGCAACTTATGCGCCTGGTGGAGACGGTGCAATCGGTGCAACTACCGATCACACGGGCAGCGGGGTACGCACCAGCTATTCAGCGCGAGATGTAGACGGAACGATCATCCGCCGCGATGACGTGCGCATCATCCTGAGCCCCGACGGTATCCCAGAGCCGGTGCCGGGTGACGTGATTGTTTTCGACGGCTCAACGTACACCGTCATTGCCGTGGACGCATGGAATTACGCCGGGTTGTTTTGTGGCTACTCGGTGCAGGCGCGGAAATGAGCTTTTCGCTTGATCTTGCCAAGTTCGCAGAAAAGACCAAGCGAACCACGACGCAGGCTTACGGGCAGATATGCCTAGAGCTTGCCACGCGGATGACCATGAGGAGCCCGGTCGATACGGGCATGTTCCGTGGCAATTGGCAAATGGGAGACGGCGGGATTGACAGCCGCAAGGATAGCCCGGTGGACAAACAACCATTGGGGGCCGCGCCATCTGCTGGGAGTTTCACGCGCTGGCAAGATCAACTTGAAGGCATCCGGGCGGGTTACTCTATCGTGTACATCACCAACTCGCTACCATATGCGCGTCACTTGGAGTACGGTCTTTACGGCAACCCGCAGGGAAGCGCCAACGGGTCAAAGACCACAGGCGGATTCAGTAAGCAGGCTCCAGCGGGTATCGTGCGCGTCACGCTGGTGGAGTATCAACAGATCGTCAAAGCAGCAATCGAAAAGGCCAAAGAATGAGCCAGAAAAGCATCCGCACAGCGTTTGAGACGCGACTGGCAAGCCTTAGCCCGGCATTGCCAATTGCGCACGATAACGAGCCATTCACACCACCTTCCGGCCCGTACATTTCGTGCAGCCTGCTACCAGCTACACCAGAGACGCCGGGGCTTGATGAGGCGACAAGCATTGACCGTGGCATCTTTCAAATCCTGCTGCACTACCCACGCGGCGGACTGGCTGGAGCTGCTGAAACGAAGGCTGAAGCCGTGCAATCACACTTCCCGCCGGGGCTTGTCCTGAGTCATGGCACAATCACGCTACGCGTGCGCGGGAAGGCTGCTATCGCGGTCGGGCTTGAAATGCCTGACCGTTACGTCATTCCGCTGTCCGTGCGGTATGTTTGTATCAACTGATGTTCGCATCACTGAAAGGGTAAATCATGGCAATCGAAACAGTCGCAGGGACAACCATCGCGATTTCCGCCGGAGTTCCGGCCACATTCAACGAAGCAGGCTATGCCGCGTTGACTTACACCAACATTGGCGAGATCACGGACGGCGGCAGTCACGGTCGCACGTACGCCGAAGTAACGCACAACCCGATTGATACGCGCGGTACTCGCAAGTTCAAGGGTTCGTTCAACGAAGGCACCAAGACCATTCAACTCGCCATCGACGACGATGACGCCGGTCAAGACCTCGCCAAACTGGCGCTTGTCAGTGACAACGACTACGCCTTTGAAGTGACGTATCAAGGCGGCGCGATTGATTACTTCCAAGCCAAAGTGATGAGCTTTGAAAAGGGCGCGTCAAGCGTTGATTCGATGCGCTCTGCAACCATGCAGCTTTCGCTGTCCACCAGCAACACGGGCGTCGGCATCGTCGAAGTAGCCGCACCGTAAACCCAGCACCGACCGGGCGCTGATCACCTCCTGGCGGGGGTGGCGGCGTCCGGCACGGGCTTTTTCTTCCCCGCCATTGGAGTAACCATGAATCTCGACCTGATCATTTCCGCCGATTATTCGGCCATCACCCACGACGTTGTCTTTGGCCACGACCCGGCAACCGGCGCACCTTACGGCCTGACCATCGTTGGCATCGATTCGCCGCAGTACCGCGCCGAAGAAGCACGGCAACGCGCAGCCGGCCGTCGTATCCGCGCGAAGAATGGCGGGGAAGGCTTGGACATCACGACCGAAGCCGGTGGCAGTGAATTCGACGCACTGGTTGAAGGCAACAAGCGCGATTTTGCAGTCGCAGTGTCTGTCGGCTGGTTTGGTTTCACCGAAAACGACCAGCCCGCCACGTTCGATAAATCCAAAGTCGCGGCCATGCTGGAAAAGCGCAAGGCGTGGCGCGAACTGGTGCTTTCCGCGGTTGATCAAGGTGGCAATTTTTTGCCCGTGCCCGCAAGCAACTGACGCTACACGTTAGCCATCTTGCGTGGCTGACTGCACCACTGGACAAGGGCGCGGGTAGCCGGTACAAACCCGGCGCGCCACTACCGCCTAACCCCATGCCGGAACTTACCGGCATCCTCTTTCGCGCTGGCCCAGCAATGGCAGACGATGCCAAGCTAACCGCGCAGGAATTGACCGCATGGGCAGCGGGTACGGGGGTAACTTTGAGCGGATGGGAATTCGAGACAATCCTCGACCTATCCGCCTCATACGTCATGCAGCGCTACCTATCGCGCAAGCCGTCATGCCCACCACCGTGGACACCAGCTAAAATCGACCGCGTAAAAGTCGCGGCGGACGTTCGCCGGTTCCTGAGAGAGTAGCCAAATGGATATTGCACAGCTTGGACTAAGCGTAGACAGTCGGCCAGTCGCCCAAGCTGTCACGGAACTGGACCGGCTGACTGCAGCCGGGACGAAGGCGGAAGGCGCGGCGACCGCTAACACAAAGGCATGGGCTGGCGCAAGCAAGCAGATCCAGTCTACCGGGGTAAGTGCCGCACAAACCGCCGCCGCATTGCGTGGTGTCCCAGCGCAGTTCACGGACATTTTCACCAGCTTGCAAGGCGGACAGGCTCCTTTAACTGTCATGCTCCAGCAGGGCGGACAACTTAAGGATATGTTCGGCGGCATCGGCCCGGCTGCTAAGGCAATGGGCGGATACATCGCCGGGCTGATTAACCCGTTCACGATGGCTGCTGCTGCTGCTGGCGCTTTGGCCGTTGCCTACTATCAAGGCTCCAAGGAAGCTGACGCTTACGTCAAAGCGTTGGTTATGACCGGCAATGCAGCAGGCGTCACGGCTGGCCAGCTTGCCGACATGGCGCAATCACTGTCGCAGTCATCCGGGACGGTTGGAGCGAATGCCGAAGCCATTGCCATGCTTGCAGCTACTGGCAAGGTAGCTGGCGACGATCTCCAGAAGTTCGCAGGCGTCACGATTGCAGCGAATCGCAGCATTGGAACCAGCGTAGAAGATACGGCGAAAGCATTCGCAGAGCTTGGCAAAGACCCGGTTAAATCGAGCCAAAAGCTATCCGAGACGATGGGCTACCTGACGACTGCGACCTATGCGCAGATCAAGGCAGCGACAGAGCTTGGAGATAGCGAAAGAGCCGCGAGCCTGGCGCAAAACGCCTACGCCGACGCCATGCAATCGCGTGCAAGCCAGATTGCCACGCACGCCGGGACAATGGAACGCGCATGGCGCAACGTCAAGGATGCAGCGGCTGGCGCATGGGATGCGATGCTGGGCGTGGGCCGAAGTGTCACGACTGGCGCAAAGCTGACCGAGGTGCAGAACCAACTGCAGGACTTGCGCAACGAACGCGCTAAAGGGCAAGGCGGGGCCGCGTACCAGGCTGAACTTGCCGCGCAGATCAAACTGGTTGAGGTTGAAGCCGCTGCACTGGCTGGCATGGCGTACCAGACCGAGCAAGTCGCAAAGCAGCAAGCCGAAAAGACGCGCACCGAGAAAGCCGGACGCGATGCAATCGACTCACTATCTGCCGCGAATGACCGCTATGCATCCAAGCAGGAAAAGCTGAACGCAGAGCTGAAAAAGTACCGCGACGGGCTGGAAGACCTGCGCAAGGCTGACCCGACCAATAAGCTACTGGACCCGGCGAAGATTGCCGCGACCGAGGCGGCAATGCGCAAGGGTGCAACGTCAACGCGCGAAGCCGACAAAGCAGCGCGCGACCTTGCGAAACAGCTATCTGACGCGGAACAAGCGCTATCCAAGGCAACCGGCAAAACTGACGAACTGAGCGAATCAGAGCGCCGCCTGCGCGATTACCTTGCATCAACGGCTGGCATCCTCGATTCCAAGGCCAACCCGGCCATGTTTGCACGCGTAAAGGCCGCATGGGGTGCCGCAATCTCTCAGGAAAAGTGGAACGACGCAATCAAAGGCGGGCAGAAAGCCGCTGAAGAGGGTGCGAAGTACGCGCAGAAGATCAACGCCGAAGAGTCGAAGCGCATCACCGGATTGCGTGACGCGCAGAAAGCTACTGAGGACGCTACAGCCGCGGTAACTGCAGAATCTGACGCGCTGGAATTTGAGATTGGTCTCATTGGCCAATCCACCGACGCTCGGAAGCTGGAAATTGAGCAGTACCGCATCAGGATTGCACTGCAAAAACGGCTCAAAGAGATTGACAACGACCCGCGCTATGCCGAAGACGAAACCGGCGCGCAAGATGCAGCACGACAGGCCGCACGGGATGACGCTGCAAAGGCAAGCGCTACAGCAGTAGCCCGCCATGCTTTCAATGAGTGGCAAACAACGGCTGACCGCATCAATGCCGACCTGACCGACGCCATCATTTCAGCAGGCAAAGACGGCGGCGAAGGCTTGCGCAAGCTGATCGAAAAAACCCTGATTGAGGAGCCGTTCCGCATCTTCGTCAAGGCCATGATTTCCCCCATTGGCAATGCGATCACCAGCGCATTCATGGGTGAAGCTGGTGCCGCTGGCGGAAGTCTGGCGACAAGCATTGCCGGTAGCGTGCTGGGCAGCTTCGGAACCAGCTTGGCAGGCATCACAGCAACAATGGGCCAGTTCAGTACCGCCGCGATTGCAAGCACACAAAGCCTGCTCGGACTGACGGGGACGGCTGCGCAAGCGTCAAACGCCGCCATCCTTGGGGCTGCTAATCAAACCGGGGCAAGCACACTCGCCAGCAGCGCAGGCAGTGCCATCCCTTACGTTGCCGCAGCTCTCGCAGTTGCTTCGGCTCTGGGATTGTTCCGCACCACGAAGACCGTTGGAAGCGGCATCATGGGGACCGTGGGCGAGACTTCGGACGTGTCCGGCTACGACCTGCGCCGCAAGTCTGGCTATCTTTTCGGCGGGCCTGATTACAGCGTGTCCAAAACCGCGCTGGACGAAGCAACGGCCAAAGGCATCAACGACGCTGTGTCGCTGGTTTCGTCAGGCTCGAAAGCCTACGCCGCAGCCCTGAGCCTGAGCACTGACGCGCTAACCGGCTTCACGACCGTTCTTGGCAGCGACTTGATCCACCCTGACACGGGCGGCATGGGCATTGTCCTGACCGGCCTGACCTCTGAACAAGCCGTGGCCAAGATCAATGAGGAGCTGGCGAAGGTTGGGGACGCTTACGCTCAGAAGCTGATCGGCAAGTTTGAGGAGATCGTCACTACGACCGTAGCAGCAGCGGACCAGGTGACGCAAGTCTGGGACGCCGGCCTGCAGGACATCATCACGACCATCGTGAAAGCCGCCGGGACGATCACCACGACGACGGAGACGGTCTACACGCCAAGCGAGTTCGCGCGCGATGGCGAGACGGCCGGGGCAACGCTTGCACGGCTGGCAACCAGCATCATGACGGTCAACGGCTTGTTTGACACGATGGGCAAAACGCTTTATGCGTCCAGCCTTGCCGGTGCTGACATGGCCAGCGAGTTGCTTGATATGTTCGGTGGTGCAGAGTCTGCGACTGCCAAACTGGCGAGCTACTACGACAACTTCTACACCGACGCGGAACGCACCGCGAACACGACGCGCATTCTGACAAAGACGCTGGCAGCGCTTGGGTTGGAACTGCCTTCGACTGTCGCAGGATTCCGCGTGCTGGCCGATGCGCAGGATCTGACAACCGAAGCAGGCCGCACGGCTTACGCTACTCTGGTCGGTGTCAGTGAGGCATTCCTTACCATCGTTGCCGGACATGACTCTTTGGCCGATGCGTATGACCGCGAATCTGACGCACTGCGCGAGACGGTGGACAAGTTCCGCGACTTTGCCAAGTCAATTCGAGACTTCCGCGAAGACCTGTTGATCGGTCAACTGTCAACGCTTACGCCCGCTGAAAAGTACGCGACCGCCGCGCAGGACTTCCAAAGCACCTACGCAAAGGCTCGGACCGGCGACGAAGCTGCAATGGCAGAGATTACCGGGGCCGCGTCCACCTTGCTGGAGTTGTCGCGCGCTTACTTCGGCAGCAGTGCCGGGTATACGACCGACTTCGGCATGGTGCAACAGGCTCTCGGTGACACGGCTATCCACGCCGAAGCGACTGCGGACGTGGCACAGCTCCAATTGGACGCAATGACCACGCAAGTGGAGGCGCTGATCGACTTGAACGAGACCGCTTCGAGCGTGGCGAGCATCCTTGCCGCGATGGTGGCAAGCGGTGTAACCCTGGGCATTGCCGCCTCG